AACTTACACCATTAACTACGAAGAACTAGATGACGCTTAAGGAGTACAAATATGGCTCACTTTGCAGAACTTAATTCAAGCAACGAAGTATTACGAGTAGTAGTAATATCCAACGATGATGTAAACGCTAATGGTGGAGATTATTCTACTGAAGCAGAAACATTTGTAGCATCTATTGTTCCACATTCAAGTGGTGGCAACCAATGGAAGCAAACCTCATATAATGGAAATGCTCGAAAACAATATGCAGGAATTGGATTTACCTATAATGCTAGTAAGAATAAATTTATAGCCCCTAAACCTTACTCATCTTGGTCACTAGATTCTAATGATGATTGGCAAGCACCAGTTCCTTATCCAACAATTACAGAAATAGATTCCAATATAGTTTATACATCTTGGGATGAAGATAATCAAAAATGGCTAGGAGACACCTTTACTGGTGATGTTGAAATTACTGTAACCAAATACGAATGGGATGCTACTAATCTGCAATGGAATGAGGTCTAACCATGGCTAGTTCTAATGGCGGAATAGTTGGTGTCGATAATCCACCAGTTGAACAACCAGTAGTTATAACAACTTTTAACTCTAGTGGCACTTTAACAACTGCTCCCTATACAACTGCTATTGAATACTTAGTTGTAGCAGGTGGCGGAGGCGGTGGTTCTCGTTTCGGGGGTGGCGGTGGAGCTGGCGGTTACAAAACAAATTTTGGTGGAAGTCCAACCCCTGTAAGTGCTGCATCCCCATACCCTGTAACAGTTGGCGGCGGTGGTGCTGGCGGTGTTCCCGTTGGCGGACCAGGGACAGGCGGAGCAGGTTCAGGAGCATCAGGCAGTAATTCAGTTTTAAGTGTTCCCAGTTCTATTACATCTGCTGGTGGAGGAGGCGGTGGAGCAGGAGACTCTATAGATGGTGTTAGTGGTGGTTCAGGTGGCGGAGGTGCAGGTAGATTTGCAACCTCTGGTGGTTCAGCAACTCCATCAGGACAAGGTAATGCAGGAGGAGCAGGAAGCGGTACTCCTTTGGGTGGCGATAATTTTAGAGGTGCTGGAGGCGGTGGAGCAGGAGCAGCAGGAAGTGCCTCTACAGGTACAGACAACACTGCAAATGGAGCAGGTGGCGTAGGTTTAGCAAATTCAATTACTGGCTCTCCTGTTTTTTACGCAGGAGGAGGCGGTGGTGCAGCAGGAGCTTATCCTCAAAGCACTAACTCAGCAGGTGGTAATGGCGGAGGTGGAGATGGGCAATGTACTGGTGTACCCGCAGGGCAAAATGGAACAGCTAACACAGGCGGTGGTGGCGGTGGTGGAGCTTATCTTGCACCAAGCAACTATGCAGGTAAAACTGGCGGTTCAGGTGTTGTTATTGTTAAAGAACCTGAAGGACCTTATTTAGCATCAGGTGTATGGGATATGAACGCACTTTACGATAATGTAAAAGCAGGGACATGGACAACTTAACATGCCAAGATTAATCGGAGCAGCACAAACATCAGTTTATGGTGAAGCCTTAAATAATAACTATACATCTACCACAACTTTTCAAGCACCTGTAACAAGAAACATTGAGCTTTTGGTAGTCGCTGGCGGTGGTGGAGGTGGATCAAACCCCACTCCAGCACAACATGGAGGCGGAGGCGGAGCAGGAGGAGTTGCTCATGGTACAAGTTACCCTATTGTAAAAAGCACAACCTATCCAATTACCATTGGAGGAGGCGGATCATCAAGCACAGATGGTACAGACACAGTTTTTCTTAATCCAGTTAGTTCTCCTGAAACAGTTACCACCAGCGGAGGTGGTAGAGGCGGAGCAGGTGGACAAGGAGCGGCAGGTGGTTCTAGTGGAGGTGGCTCAGGTAATGATCATGGACAAGGAACATCATCTCCAGATCAAGCCAATCCAGCAGGCGGTTTAACTGGATATGGTGGAACAGGCTCACAAGGCAATGCAGTACCCGATGGCGGAGGCGGAGGCGGTGGCGGTGCTGCACCTGATGGCGGAGGACCAGCTACAGGAAGTCCCGATTGGCCAGATGTTCCACCAGGAACAAGCTATCCTAACCCACAAGCAGGTGGTCAAGGTGGTGCAGGTAAACAATTTCCAGCGTTCCCTGGATATGGAACAAATGTATCAAATAATACTGATGGCGGAGCAGCCACAGGTTACTTTGGAGGGGGTGGTGGCGGAGCAGGTGTGTCTAACTCATCACCTTTTGGTGGTCCACATGTTACACTTCCTCAAGGCGGTGGCGGTGGTCATGGTGGATATAATGGGGTTGCTACTAACGGCATTGCCAACACAGGTGGTGGAGGTGGTGGCGGACACCATAGTTCTGCCGCAGGTAGCGGAGGTTCAGGTTTTGTAGGTATTAGAGCAGATGAAGTTTTTACAGGCTCAAGTGCTTGGGATTTACGCACAGTTTTTAGACAAATAAAAAATGGTAATTGGAAAGCAAGTTAACAACAACCTATCTTTTAAAACACATCTAACTTATACTATCTTTCAAGAGAGAGAAGATGAGTATACAAAAGTTAAAAAACCCTTTGACGGAAGATTATTTTAATTATAAAGATTATGTATTATCTGATGGAAACATACCTTGGTTTTTTAAAAATAGAACAACTTACTTTTCTGAAACATATAAAGGAGACAAACCAATTGATATTGGTTATTTTAGCCATACTTTAGTTGACAGACCTCATCAAGAACACGAATATAAATATGCTATTCCTAAAGTTGATTCAAGTTTTTTTGAACAATCATATTTAATTTTAAAAAACATTCTTAATTACAACAACATTACTTTAAATGTGTTGTATAGATTAAATTTAAATCTAACACTGCATCAAACACCTTCTAAAAGTGTCTATCACATAGATTTACCATATCCTCACAAAATTTTTATACTTTATTTGAATACTTGTTCAGGAGAAACTTTTGTAAAAGTAAAAGACCAAGAGCTTAAATCTAAACCAAAAGAAGACAAAGTAATAGTTTTTGATGGGAAATACAAACACTGTCAAGGTGTTCCAAAATTAAATGAAAAGAGAATTGTTTTAGTAGCAAACTATATATGAATCTAAAATACTATTATTGGTATTTTCAGTCAGTCATTCCTGAAAGAATATGTGACGATATTGTTCGTTATGGTAAAGAACAAAATAAACAAATGGCTCTTACAGGTAACGCTGGCAAAGACAACAAAAAACTTACCAAACTAGAACTTAAAAACATTCAAAAGAAACGCAAGTCTGACATTGTTTGGATGAACGATAGATGGATATACAACGAAATACAACCCTATGTACATACAGCAAATGCAAATGCAGGCTGGAACTTTGAGTGGGACTTTTCAGAGTCTTGTCAGTTTACTGAATATAAAAAAGGTCAATTTTACGACTGGCACTGTGATTCATACGAAGAACCTTATAACAATCCTGAAAATCAAAATGTGCATGGTAAGTTAAGAAAACTTAGCATGACTGTATCTTTAACTGATCCTGATGAATATGAAGGTGGAGATTTAGAGTTTGATTTTAGAAACACAGACAAAGGCTCTCAACCAAGAATATGTGAAGAAATTAGAAAGAAAGGTAGCGTGATTATCTTTCCATCTTTTGTTTGGCACAGAGTCAAACCAGTAACCAAAGGAATACGACACTCCTTAGTGTGTTGGAATTTAGGATATCCATTCAGATGAGCTTTAAGAAAAATAAATACCAAGTTATTAAAGGTGCTATATCAACAGAGTTAGCAGATTTTTGTTATCAATACTTTTTAAATAAAAGAGCAGTTGCAAGACATTTATTTGATGAAAAATATATTTCACAATTTACTGAATACTTTGGAGTTTGGAACGACCAACAAATACCTGAAACATATTCACATTACTCAGATATCGTTATGGAAACTTTATTACAAAAAGTTAAACCTATTATGGAAAAAGAGTCAGGTGTAAAGCTAACTGAAACTTATTCATATGCAAGAATCTATAAAAAGGGTGATGAGTTAAAAAGACATAAAGATAGATACTCTTGCGAAATATCTACCACCATGAATTTAGGTGGTGATGATTGGCCTATATTCCTAGAACCATCAGGTGAAGAAGGTAAAAAAGGCGTAGAAGTAAACTTAAAACCAGGCGATATGCTTATGTATCGTGGATGCGATCTAGAGCATTGGCGTGAATCATTTAAAGGTAAAGATTGCGGACAGGTGTTTTTGCATTATAATGATGCTAGTGGCAAAGATGCCGAAAGCAACAAGTATGACGGTAGACCTATGATTGGATTGCCCGCATATTTTAAAGGAGCTTAATATGGATATATTAATACCATTAATAATAGTAACAATAGTTTTGGCTTGGTCTGTAAAAAAATTTAAACCTGAACTTTGGAATAAAGTTACATCTAAATTAAAGAAGTAACATGTCTTGGTGGAAAAAAGTAGTGCATTTTTTTACGCCTCTTAGTTCAGCAGAACTACCTAATCCTCTTAAAGAGGAAATGGAAACCGTTAGGGCTAGGAATAAAAAAGGCAGATATGTCGCTGACGATCCTAGCACTCCAGATGTAAACGAAGCTTATACAAAAGTTCCAAAAAAAAGAGGCCGACCTCGTAAGAAAAAATAATGTATGAGTATAGTTGCCAAGTCACTAGGGTGGTTGATGGTGACACTATTGACGCTGATCTGGATCTCGGTTTTAATATTCATCATAAGTGTCGCGTACGTTTATACGGTATTGACACTCCCGAGTCTAGGACTCGCGACAAAGACGAAAAGGCTAGAGGTAAGCTAGCTGCTAAGTTTTTACAAAACGCCATATCAAATGGCAAGCACGTCATCTTACAGACGCAATTAAAAGACTCTAAAGGTAAATTCGGTAGAGTTTTGGCATCAGTTATCGTAGATGGAATAAATATTAACCAGCAAATGATTGAAAAATATATGGCGGTTAAATATACGGGCCAAAGCAAACAGGATATTAATTTAGAGCATATGAATAATAGAGCTAAATTAATTGAACTAGGAGTTTATAAGCCAGATGGACAAGGAGCAAAAACAGCATGATAGCTTAATAGCCTGGGCGGCTATTGGTTTTTTAATAACTTTGGTTATTGGTTTGTCTGTAAATATTAACGCTCAATCCTCTCAACAATCTGGTACAGCTTGCGTCAACGGTACGCAATATTGCGAAAACAATAGTTTGGATACAGTCAATACGACTACGACCACAAATACCAACACAAACACCAATACCAATCAAAATACGAATACAAACACCAATACAAATTCTAATACCAACGTATCGACTAACACGAACAATTCGACCAATACAAATTCTAATACGAATGTTTCAACCAATTCCAATACGAATGTAAATAGCTCGACCTCGAATAACACCAATACGAATAACAACGTCAATACTTCAACATCTAACTCAACGGTTAATTCAACCGTTAATCAAAATGTTAACAATACTAATAATTCGACTTCGACCAGCTCTAATACGAATCAAAACACTAATATTAATCAATCGACTTCAGATTCTAAAGTCAAAACTGACAACCGAAACGTCAACGAAAATAATACTAAATCTGATAATACGAACCGAAATATTAACGAATCTAATTCTACTCAAACAATTAATCAAAACGTCAAGAGCAAGGCTCCTCCCGCTTCAGCGATAGCTCCAAGCATTATGTCCTATTCGCAAGATCTTTGTACTGTAGGCCGCTCTGGTGCGTTCCAGGGACAAGTATTCGGCTTCTCTACAGGAGCTACTGTTACTGACGAAAACTGCGAACGGTTAAAATTATCTAAGTATCTTTACGATACTGGTATGAAAGTGGCTAGCGTTAGTATTCTTTGCCAAGATGAAAGAGTATTTAAGGCTATGGAGATGGCTGGCACTCCTTGTCCTTACAGAGGCAAGATAGGTGCAGAAGCAACTTTAGCTTGGGCTGAAAACAAATCTAAAAGACCAGACGCTAAAGAACAAGAAAAGTTATTTATAAAAAAATGCACACATGATTCCAACCCCAACAGAGAAAAAATAAATAAAGATGTTGTTGGCGCAGTTAAAGTTATATATACAAGAAAAACTAAAACCAACAAGCAATGCCGAAACGAATTCTATGCTACGCAGTAGCTAGTCTGCTATCATTTAGTGTATATGGACAATACACTTATGAATCAGGGCAAGACTTATATCACTTGCAAACAAACGCCAACAACTTCGAGGGCGAGTTAGCATACGAGGTAGTAGACGATGGTATTTCTCCCGCAATTGATCTTTCTTTTAATTTTACTTTTTATGGCTCTACATTCAGCCAAGCGAGGATGGCTACCAATGGATGTCTCCATTTTGGCGCTAGTGGTAGCTACTGTAATGATTACACTCCTGACCCTATTAACGGACAACACACCTATACCATATACGCTTTTTGGACCGACTTAATAAGAGATAGCAGCTCTCGTATGAAGTCTTGGGGAGACTCAAGCAAGATGATTTTTGGTTGGTACGATCTTAGAGAGTACAACAGAGCATCAGACAATAGTTTTGAAATAATACTTTGGAACAATAACTCGTTTGATCTTCGTTATGGCCATCTAGATATTATTAATCATGATGTTCTTATAGGTGAAGTAGGATCTAAAAAAGAAGACTCATACACTTATTACTACCATGATGAATGTAATACTGGATCAACCAACTCTAGCACTTGTGTAAATACTGATTGGAATAACTCAGACAAGAATAAAAACTTAGAAAATGGCGGGTCTTTGTTTGGTTGGGGATCTGGCAACGGT